GCCAGCCGCGCCGGTGTTTGGATACAACAAAGGCTAAAAAGTTATTCGGTTGGGAAGCAACGACGCCTTTGCGGGAAGGGTTACAGAAAACAATTGAATGGTATTATAGCCGGGGGCATTGATGGCTAAAAATATATTTTCTCGCGTGTGGCGAGCCGTTAAAGAAAATCGGTCCACTACGAGCAATCCGTCCCGGTGGTTCATCGACTGGATTCACGGCGGGCAAGATAATTATACGGGTGTATCTGTAACTGAGGATTCCGCGCTCAAATATACGCCATTCTGGGCGGCCGTGCGCATTATATCGGGCAGTTTAAGCACTTTGCCGCTTATAACATACAAGAAAACGGATGACGGCAAGGAGCGGGCCGACAAACATCAGACGTATAAAATTCTGCACGATATATGCAACCCCTATATCGACCCAATGGTAATGATCGAGACGCGGCAGGCGCACGCTCTAGTATGGGGTAATGGCTATTGCGAGATACAGCGAGACGGGGCCGGAAGGGCGATTGCCCTATGGCCGCTATCCCCGGACAGAACGCACCGCCGGGCAACCCCGGACGGCGTGCCATATTATGAGATATTGCTTCCCAACGGTGGCTATGCCTACCTGAACGACCGCAATGTTCTGCATATCAAGGGCTTGGGCTATGATGGAATGACGGGGTATAATGTCGTTGATTACCATAAGGAAGCATTGGGCCTTGGTATTGCGGCAAAGCGGCAGGGGGCGAAACTATTCTCTAATGGGGCGATACCGGGCGGGGTGTTGGAACATCCGGGGAACCTGTCCCCAGAGGCACAGGACCGATTGCGGGCGGCCATCGAAGGGCTACATAGCGGATTAGACAATGCCTATCGTATCGCCATTCTCGAAGAGGGCATGAAGTGGAACCAAACCACGATTGACCCGGAGAAGGCACAAAGTCTGGAAACGCAGAAATTCAGCGTGACTGATGTGGCCCGTATGTTTAACCTGCCGCCGCACATGCTGGCAGACCTGGACCGGGCGACCTTTAGCAATATCGAGCATCAGGCGTTGGAGTTTATCAACTACACGCTTAGTTACTGGGTTAAAAAGTGGGAGCATGAATGCAATATCAAGTTATTCCAACCGAGCGAACAAGGCAACTACTTTGTTGAGTTCCTGCTGGATGCCTTTTTGCGCGGCGATACGCAGAGCCGCTACGCTGCTTATGCCGTGGGTCGTCAATGGGGCTGGCTGAGCGTAAACGACATTCGCAAGAAAGAAAATCTGAACGGTATCGGGCCTGAAGGCGATATTTATATTGAGCCGCTGAATATGAAACCGGCGGGAAGCGAATCGCCGGTTAATCCGCCAGCAAAGCCTGATGATAAGATTAAAGATGACGAACCAGAGGAGGACGCCCGCACCAAGGCCCTGCGTAAGGCGTTAGCGGATGGATGCGGCCAGATATTCAGGCGAGAGCGGAACGCTATCGGCGTAGCCGTCAAGCAACCTGATAAATGCTACGATTATCTAACCAAGTTTTATAACGAGTCTGACCGATTCGTTACAAAAGTTATGCGGACACCTGTAGAATTGGCGGCCGCCAATGCCGGTAAAGGTAAAGGCCCGCAGGTAGATGATTACCTGCGAGATTTGTGTTCGAACATGAACTCCCGCGTCGTCGTATTGAATACGCCTACGGGGAAATTATCTACCGTTTTACCGACTATCGACAAGACGAACGAATGGACAAATCGAATTATTAACGATTGGGGGCAATATGCCGACGGAAACAAAGCCAACTAATATTGAAGTACGTATTTTGGACCCGGAAAGCGTGGAAATGCGCATTGAGGGTACGGATAGCCCGAAACTGGTAGGCTATGCCGCAAAGTTTAACCGGGATAGCGTTGATTTGGGCGGATTTATAGAACGCATCGCGCCCGGCGCATTCAAGAATGCCATTGCCAACAGTGATGTTCGATGTCTTGCCAATCACGATCCGAATCTGGTTTTGGGCCGCAATACCAACGGTACGTTGCGACTGGTCGAAAATAAGACCGGATTAAAGTTTGATGTTGACCTGCCTAACACAACTACCGGCCGGGATTGGGCGGAAAGCGTTAAACGCGGTGACGTAAGCGGATGTTCTTTTGCGTTCACTACCAAGACGGATCGATGGACATATCCTAGCGACGGTCCGGCGCTAAGAGATATATTAGAGGTAGAAAAACTTTTCGATGTCGGACCTGTCACATACCCGGCGTATCCCGACACTTCCGTTGCTATGCGTTCTTTGGATAAGGCAAAGAGCCTTGTTCCTGCTGTCGCGGAAAAGGTCGAGGAAAAAGCCGAACCTGTAAAACAATTAACCGCTGATGAAGAATTCGAGTTAAAACAACAGCGGAAACGTAATTATTTACGCGCCGGGCGCATTGTCGCCCGTTGTCGCAAACAAGCTTAATGGCCCTATCGCCCATTGTGCCGCGTCCATAGACCGGGTAAGCAATGGGGGGAACGTAACCGCGTCCAACGACCGGGGGATTTACACATAGTTTTAATTTAACGTTGGAGAAACAATATGGACCCGTTTGAACCTAAAACAGTAGCCGTGTTGCGTGAACAGGCTGCCCAAGAGGCGCAGGCTGCGCGTGACATTCAGGACAAGGCCGATGCAGAGGGGCGTAGCTGCACGACCGAAGAGGACGAGAAAATTAACGCCCATTTAACTACCGCTGACCGTTGTGAGCGCGACGCCAAGCGCAAAGAGCGGCTGGAGGCCGCCGAGGCGCGGCTTAATGCTCCGCAGGATACGGCGGTCAAGCTGACCACACAGGACAAGCCCGACATTAAGATTACGACCGAGCGCGGCGTAGCTCCTATGGGCTATCACGCCGCGTCGTTGCGGGCGTTTCGCGGCCCTAATGCCGACGCCAATGCTTATCGTACTGGTAAGTGGATGTTGGCCAGCCTGCTTAATAACGCCGAGGCGCGACAGTGGTGTCGAGACCATAATATCGAATTGCGCGTGCAGACCGAAGGCGTCAACCCCGCCGGCGGGTTTATCGTTCCCGCTCCAATGGAGCAGTCGATCATCGACCTGCGCGAAGAGTACGGTGTTTTCCGTCGTGAGGCCCGCGTATTGCCCATGTCAAGCGATAGTTTGCTTATCCCGCGTCGTGCGGGCGGCGTGACGGCCTATTTCGTGGGCGAAACCGGTTCCATTACGGAATCAGATAAAACCTGGAATCAGGTCGAACTTGTCGCTAAGAAACTAGGTGCGTTGACTCGTATCAGTACCGACCTTTCCGAGGACGCCATTATTAACGTAGCCGATGATTTGGCTAGCGAAATGGCGTATGCGTTTGCGGCCCAAGAGGACGCCTGCGGTATCGACGGCGACGGCACTTCCACCTATGGCGGCATGATTGGCTTGCGTACCAAGATGAACGATGGCGACCACGACGGCTCGTACTTTGACGGTACGGCCAATGATAACTGGTCGGAAATTACCGCCGCGCAGTTGGCGGCCTGCATGGGAATGCTTCCCCGTTATGCTATCAATGGTGCTAAGTGGTATTGTAGTCAAGCGGCCAAGGCCGGTACGTTTGACCGATTGGCTCTGGCGGCCGGTGGGAACAATGTCATTAACATTGCCGCTGGCGCACAGCCTGCCTATGCCGGATTCCCGATTGTGGTCACTTCGGCCATGCCGTCTGTTGATGCGGCTGCGGCCTTGGACGGCTTAATCGGTATCATCTTCGGCAACCTGCGGCTGTCCACCACGCTGGGCGACCGGCGCGGGATTACCGTTAAGGTAAGCACGGAACGCTACCTTGAGTACGATCAGATTGGTATTCAGGCGACGGAACGGTTTTGTATCGTTAACCATGACATTGGTACAGATACGGCGGCCGGTCCTGTTGTTGGTATGCGTCTCCAGACGTGATGCGTGTTGTTTTTTTGTTTTCATGGGCGGGTTTGCGCCCGCCCTTACTTTTACTTTTCAAGGAGTTTAATAATATGGTTCCTAAATTATATGCAAAATTGATGACAACCAGCATCGACGATACGGCTTGCACCGTATCTACGCTGGCGGCTGGGGTTGCCGCATTTGGCATTGTTGATACCAAAGGGTATGACTTTGCCTGCGTACTCTATCCCGGCTATGCGGCCACGGCGGCCGACACGCCCGACCAGATACAAATAGGGCACGATGACACTGTTGCCACAGCGTTTACGGATTCAACCGCTTTAACGCAGTTCACCGGTGGGACGGCAGTGGCCACGAACGTTGGATTTGTCCGCCGCGCGCAATCAAGTACGCTGCCCAACATGAATCAGTTCAACGTGGATTTGCGCGGGCTGAAGCGCTATCTGACGATTGCGTTTGAGTGCGATTGTACTCATGCCGGTATGCCTATTGCCGTACTGGGGAAGAAAGACGAATGGGTCGAACCTTCTTCGGTGGCGACTACAAGCGTGGGTATGCGGAACTTCGTTTCTGGTTGATTTTTCATATCTTGGTTGGGGTGGGGCTATTCCGGCTCCACCCCGGCTTCTTTTTAGCGAAAGGGAAATGAACGATGACCACATTAGCAGAGAAGGTGGCGGCGGTTCCATTCTGGTATCACAAGATTGCATTGCCGGGCGGCATAACCACGCCCGGCTGGGCGCCTTTGGACGCCGACAAATATAAGATACCTGATGACCTGACTGGTAAGCGGGTGCTGGATATTGGCGCGTGGGACGGATACTGGACCTGGGAAGCCCTGAAGCGGGGTGCTAAAGAAGTTGTCGCCATAGATGATTTTAGCGACAACCTTGGCTCGTTGACAAAAGAACAACGGCCACGGTGGGAAACCTTTGACTTATGCGCCGAAGCCTTTGGCTACAAGGTTGACCTAACAACTGCAGTAACAATGGGAAGGATTTATACAAACACCGATACTGCGCAATTAGTACAGCGTATTGAAATGTCTATTTATGACATTGAGAAGTTGGGAAAATTCGATGTCGTTTTCTTCTTTGGAACGGTTTATCACCTCAAGCATCCATTGCTGGCGTTAGAAAAAATAGCCGCCGTTTGCGATGGAGAAATCTATATTGAATCGGCGATTTGCGACGACTTTTCACCTTATCAGGGCGGATTCAGCAATAAATATAAATCCGGCGATATTGTGATGGAGTTTTACCCGTATGCCGAATACGGGAGCAACGAAAATAACTGGTGGGCGCCGACGCTTATGTGTTTGGCGGCCATGACGGAGCAGGTGGGCTTTAAAAATGTAATGGCGTGGCGGCTAACGGATACGCCGCGAAGTTTGGCGGAATGTCGCGGCTATGTGTGCGCCACCAAACAAGTCGGAGAAAACCAAAAAGAATACCCCATAAGGGTAAGCCGTCCGCCTAAATCCAAAGTACATGCCGTTATGAGCGTACCGCGATTAGGCTTTCAGGATAACATGTTCTGTGTGTTTGAATCTCTGCTGGGCTTGCGTATCCCGTTATTCAAAATTCAGGGCGTATTTTGGGGTCAGTGCATGGAGCGGGCGTTATGTAAAGAGGTCGATGACGGAGCCGATTACATTCTGACCATTGATTACGATACTGTCTTCAAAAAGGACGATGTGATTGAGCTTATCCGCCTTATGGATAATCACCCAGAAGCCGACGTCTTAATTCCCATGCACGTGGGGCGAAACGGCATGTTGCCGTTATTGACCATGAAGGGCAAGAGCGGCCAAAAGCGCGAACAAATACCCTATAATACCTTTGATCAGGAAATAACAAAAATATGTACCGGGCATTTCGGTTTGACTTTAATTCGCGTATCGTCGCTTATTAAAATGCCGCACCCGTGGTTTGTAGAAACGCCGGGCGTTAATGGCTTATGGGGTGCTGGCAAAATTGATTCCGATATATCGTTCTGGGTCAATATGGAAAAGATGGGGCTATCGCCCTACTCCGCCAATCA